GAATTTACACAAGATTTGGGACTGGTGGTTTATTAAAACATCAAACTACACCAATTGCACTGGCAGATGCAGATGCAAATTTAACTACTGTTCAATTATTAACTGCAATATTTTCTGGCACACCAACTGCTGATCGTACACTTACTTTACCAACAGCAGCTACTTTAGTAACTGATTTGGGTGGAACAATTGCAGTAGGAGATAGTATAGATTTTAGTATAATAAATAATTCGGCGGGAACATTTAATTTTATATTAGCAGCAAATACTGGTGGAACTACTGATGGAAATATGATTGTATTTTATCAGGATGGAGCGAATGCATTTGGATCTGGGTCAGGATTATTCAGGATAAGATTAACAAATGTAACTGTATCATCAGAAGCTTATATTGTTTATAGAATTGCATAAACATGTATACCAATAGAAAATTGATTATATAATATTTAAATATATTATCAATATGATTATTCCAAAAAAATTAGCAATTTATTATGGTTATCCATCTTTAGTAAACGGATCATCAACAATTCAAGAAGCAGTAGATACATTTAAGGTATATGATTTAATTGTTTTTGGTGCTGGATTAGAAAATATATTGCATCCTGATTATCTGAAAACTATTCAAATAATAAATCATCAAGAGATGACACAAACAGAAATATATGGTTATATTGATTCAACTTTAAGTATCACAAATATAAAAGTGAAAATAGATTTGTGGAAACTAACTGGAGTGGAGGGTATATTTTGTGATCAATTTGGTTTTGATTTTGGATTAAACCGAAATAAACAAAATCAAATAGTTAATTATGTTCATCAAAAAAATTTAAAAGCTTTTGTTAATGCTTGGGATCCAGATGATGTTTTTGATCCAAGTATAAAACCAAATTGTAATCCCAATGGTGAATTGTGTAAATTAGGAATAGATGATTGGTATTTAGCACAATCATTTGCAATAAAATTAGGACAATATGATGATATAGATACTGATACTGATGGTAATACCGATTGGGAAGAGAAAGCACAAAAAATGATAAATTATAAAAATACTTATTTAACTAAAATGGCTACAATAACAACCTATGATACAAGTTCATATGATCAAAATAAAGCAGATTATGGATATTATGCATCAGTAATACATAATTTTGATGCGTGGGGTTTTGGAGAAGAAAATTTTTCAGCAGTTTCAACATTACTACCTTATCGATCAAGAAAGATAGTAATTGGAACAGTTTTTACAACAACAATAAATAAAAATGGTAATATTTTAGAAAGAGATACAAATGGAGGAATAAGTATAAATACAATAAATCATACTATATCAAATATAATGGTAGATTAAATTTCACCCATAAGATAAAATATAATATATATTATTAATATATGACAACTATTGTACCTCCAAAAAAATTGGCAATCTATTATGGTTTTCCTAGTGGTGTGAATGGAACATTTTCTGTTGCAGGTGCTGCAAATGTATTTAAAGATTATGATTTAGTAGTATTTGGTGATGGTTTACAAGATCCAGGACATCCTGATCATCAAAATACTGAAGATATAATTGCTCATCCTGATATGTCATCAACCAATGTTTATGGATATATTGATTCAACTTTGACTTTAAATGATATCCAAAACAAAATTGATCAGTGGTATGATATGGGTATTGCAGGTATATTTTTAGATCAATTTGGTTATGATTTTGGAGTAGCTAGAGAGAAACAAAGAGAAATTGTATGGTGTGTTCACGAAAAAGGAGCAGGATTGAAAGCATTTGTTAATGCCTGGAATCCTGATGATGCATTTAGTCCCGCAGTAGATGCAACATATAATCCAAGTGGATTAGATACAAGATTAGGAGCAGATGATTATTATTTGGCAGAATCATTTGCTATAAAATTAGGTCAATATGATGATGATGATTTAGATACAAATGGAATAAAAGATTTTCAAGATAAATCTGATAAAATGATAAATTATAGAACTACTTATGGAACTAAATTAGCAGCAATTACTACTAATGATGATCCAGTGGTAGATAGTACAATTCCATTCGATCAAGCAAAAGCAGATTATAGTTATCTATTATCAGTTATGAATGAATTAGATGCTTGGGGTTGGGGAGAACCAACATTTTCTGCATCTGGTGATGCAAATAGTCAATTACCATTAAGAACTAGAGCATCATATGATGGAACTAAATTTACTGGAGCACTAATAAAAAATGCAGTAAATGGTGTAATTGAAAGAGATACTAATGTAGGAATTCATATAGATACCAATGCACATACTGTAAGTAATTTATTGGATTAATTATATTTTAATTAATGAATTATATTATATTATTATAGATTATAGTGTATAATATGAAATATAAAATAATTAGTGGATATTATCAACGGAAAAAATTTAATAATAATAATAATAAAACAGAGAAACAAATATATTGTAAATTACACAAAAGTAGAACCTGTGTATGTGTAAGATATAGTAAGAAAGAAAATGTGACTAATTATAATCATGTAAATTGTAATAATCATCGTGTTAATTGTAATAGAAGATATCCATTTTGTAATTGTCAAGAAAAAGAATACAATGATAACATTTTATGGGAACAACATAATAATATAGTAAATACAACTAGTTGTAATTTTTTACCAATTGAAGAGATGAAAATAACAATTAGTTGTACAGGGAAATATTTTATAGTATTTTCATCATATTGTCAAATTACAATACCAGAAGGAATAGGAACTTATGCTGTATTTGTGAATAATAAATTAATTGAAGAATCAGTACGATTAATAGGTGGTACTAATTTTATACAAGATAATTATCATACAATGTGTACAACAATATGTAAAAAATTAGAAAAAAATGATATAGTAGAAGTAAAATTTAAATATAATGCAGCAAATGAGAATACACTATTAGATAAAGGTTCATTTGAAATTCATAATAAAAATATGTCTGTTTTAAAAATTTAATATAATTAGATATATATATGTCTGGGGTTTATCAATATAATAAAAATATATATTTTCCAAATGGTATTAATATAGGACAATTACATTATCAAATAGAAAATAGTGTAATTACAAAAATATTAATAGGAATATATTATATTGATGATTTAATTAGGATATTATTTAGTAGTAATTTAGATGATAATGAAATATTTACTTTAGAACATATAATTGGAGAACATTATCCAAAAGCTATACAATTATCAACTAATACAATTCAATTAGATAATATAGTAGAAGATTTTAATTCTCAATATTTTACTACATTAAGTACATTTACAATAAATAGTACATTAAGTCATAATATGATATCAAAAATTATTGTTGTAAGTAATATAAGGCAAGGAACTGGTTCTTATGATATTCGAATATTTAATAAAACATATAATAATATAGTAGCAACTGGTACTTTTTCTAATAATATAGAAAATATAAATTGTTTAAATCTAACTCAAAATATACCAACTACAATATCACAATTAGAACTACAAGGAAAAGTAAATAATCCAAATATGACAATAGATATTAGAAATATTAGTATATTTTTTCATAGAAACTAATAATATATAAATATACAATTATATATTATGAAACATAATTTATGGAGATATTTTTGTATAACAACTAATCAACTAATATATGAGAAAAGAAAAGTATCTGATGGACAACCGATAACATGTATAAATAATCCGAATCATATAATTGATTTAATTAGTGTAGTATTATTAAAAGATGGTAATAAATTAACAAAATTAAAAGAGAATTTAGAGTTATATAATGTGGAAAATATTAAAAATAATTATCTAGCGACAAGTATTCCAACAAATAATGATGATAGTAGTAATGGTTATTCAATAGGTAGTAGATGGATAAATGTTATAATAAATAAAGAATATGTTTGTGTGGATGCATCAATTACTAATGCAATTTGGATACAAACGACTAATCAAGAAGCTATTAATAATATAAATGCCATTAATATTGGAACTGGTATTGGAGTATTTAAAACGATAAATAATAATGTATTAGAATTTAAAAAATTAAGAAGTATAAATAATGATTTAAATATAGTAGATAATATTTTAGAAAATACGATAGATTTAGGAATACAAAATATAACTGCTACAAATATTGGAACTACTGGTGTTGGAATATTAAAAGAAAATTTACAATTTAAGAAGTTAAACAGTATAAATAATAATTTACATATAACTGATAATATTTTAGAAAATACGATTGATTTAGATATTGATATTGCTAATATCGATATATTAAGTCTTAAAAATGCACCTAATTCAGAAGTAGTAGGAATTACTGACGAACAAATATTAGAAAATAAAACATTATGTGATCCTAAAATAAAAACAGCAATTTTTGATATTAATGATAATAAATTTATGGATATTTCTTCACAAGTATCTGCTGTAAATTATTTTAAAATAACAAATGCAGCTATAAACCAAAATCCACTAATAACTGTAGATGGTTTAGATACCAATATAGATATAGAAATATATCCAAAAGGAAATGGTAATATAATATTAAATGGTTTAAAATGGCCTAATAATGATGGTAATGTAAATCAAATACTAGGTACTGATGGTGCAGGTAATTTATCTTTTGTCACAGTAACAGGTAGTACAGAAGTAAATAATACAATTATAACGAATAATGATTCATTAGTAAATTTAGCTACTATTGTGACTAATAATGATGAAGCATATTACTTAGATATATTAGTGATTGGTAAAAGTATAGAAGTATCTTATGAAATAATTTATTATAAATTTAATATAATTTTTAAAAATATTAGTGGTATATTAACGGAAGTAGCTAAAGATATTATTAAATTAAAAGAAAATCAATGGGATATTATAGTTGATATTTTAACTAATAATATATTAATTCAAGTAATAGGAGAAAATGGTAAAATAATAGAGTGGAAGTCCATACATAAATTAGAAAAATTATAGATTATTATTATATAATAATGACTTCATTTAGAATATTTGATAGAATAAATAGTAATGTATTATTAGTAGATCAATCAGATTCAAATAGTGCATTTAGTTTTGATGTATCTAATATAACAACTCCTAGAACTTTAACATTAGTAGATGGATCAACTACTTTAGTTGGTACTAATTTAACTCAAACATTAACTAATAAAACATTTAATGATTCAACTACTATTTTCCAAGATAATTCTGATAATACCAAACAATTACAATTTCAATTAGCAAGTATAACTACTAGTACTACTCGTACACTTACAATACCAGACGCTAATACAACAATAGTTGGTATAGATGTTAGTCAAATTTTAACTAATAAATCAATAGATTCCGATAATAATACAATAACAAATATCGATAATAATGCAATAAAAGCAGCTGCTGCAATAGATGCGACCAAAATTGCAGATGGTAGTATATCAAATACTGAATTTCAACAATTAAATGGTATTACTAGTAGTGTAGTTGGTATATCTGATACACAAACTTTAACTAATAAATCAATAGATGCTGATAATAATACAATAACAAATATCGATAATAATGCTATAAAAGCATCTGCCGCAATAGATGCAACAAAAATCGCAAATGGTAGTATATCAAATACTGAATTTCAACAATTAAATGGCATTACTAGTAGTGTAGTTGGTATATCTGATACACAAACTTTAACTAATAAAACATTTGTTGATGCATCAACAACTTTTCAAGATAATAGCGATAATACAAAACAAATGCAATTCCAATTATCATCAATAACAACTTCAACGACAAGAACAATAACAATACCAGATGCAGATACAACATTAGTTGGTATTGCTACCAATCAAACCTTAACTAATAAAACATTTGGAGATGATTTAGATATGAATTCAAATAAAATTATAAATGTAGCAACACCAACTAATGATAATGATGTAGTTAATAAAGTTTATGTAGATAATATTGCAACCGGATTAGATGTAAAAAAATCAGTAGTTGCTGCTACTACTGTTGATTTAAATTTTAATGGAACGATAGATGGTGTTACTAGTTATGATAATAATGGTGGAGCATCTGGTACAGGGCAAATTACTGGTACTTTAGATACAAGTAATACTTTTATTTTGGATGGTGTAACCTTTAGTTCGACAGAAAATGGAGCAAGAATATTAGTTAAAGATCAATCAGATGCAGACGAAAATGGTATATGGACAATAACAATAAGTGGTACATCACTTACTTTAAATCGAGCAAATGATTTTGATGAAAATTCTAAAGTTACTGCTGGTGCATTTACTTTTGTAGAAGAAGGTACTACTAATGCTAATAGTGGTTGGGTATTAACAAGTAATGATCCAATAACTGTTGGTAATGTTTTTGGTAGTGATATAAATTTTGCACAATTTAGTGGTGGTGGTAGTATATCTGCAGGAAATGGTTTAACTAAAACGGGTAGTACACTTAATGTTGGGGGTTCTACAACGATAATTGCAAATGCTGATACAATTGAAGTAAATTCGTCAAATACTATGAATGAAATATTATTAAGTAGTGGTACTGCAGGTACTGCAGCAACTTTTGGAGCATTACCATTAGGTAATTCGAATGCAGTAACTGGAACATTAGGTATAGCAAATGGTGGTACTAATACCACATCATTTGCAGCAGGTAGTAGATTAATTAGTACGAATTCTGGTAATACTGCACTAGAAACAACATCAATTAATGTAAGTGACATAATAACTGCAACTACTGCAACGACAACTACAAATGATGATACTTCTACACAATTATCAACATTAGCAACATCAACAGATACAACTTATTTAGTAGAAGCATTAATAATAGCTGATAATACAAGTTCCGCTGAATCAGCAGGATTTGTTTTATATGGATTATTTAGAAATGATGGTGGAACATTGGTAAAAGTATCAGATGATCAATTGATTTTAAAAGATAGTATAACTTGGACAACTAGTATTATAATAGATACAAGTATGACTACAA